ACGAATACGAACTGGAGATTGAAAACGAGGACAGGATGGACAACGAGGAGTTCACCGCATGGGTTGAGGAAAACGCAGAAAGCCTTGCAAAGGCAGATGCCGAAAGTCTCCACACGGTTTGCGAGGAAATCGACAGCATCGACTTTACGGAAAAGGAAATCGATGACGATGCCCTTTTCGATGAGGAGTACGAAAACGCCTGCGAATTTGAATGGGAGTGCCAGACCGGACGGTAACCCAAAACCCACAACCCAAGACCAAAGCCCCGAAAGGGGCTGCGGCTCGTACAGCCGCTGTGTTGCCATGTCCGGCGTAGTTTTGTTTCCTCCGAGTGGGTTTTCCCTTTCCCACAAATGCCCCACACAGGGCGGCACAAGGGCTCTTGTTTCGTTGGTGTATGATACACAAGAAAGTGCCGAAATTCCATCGTTTTTTCTGTACGTTTAGCGGCTTGCTATCCCTCCGGAAGTATGGTAATATACAGTTACCGCAAGGGAAAAACAAAAAAACGGATGCCCTGAGCCGAGGCAGGATGCTGCCCGAGGCGAACGGGTATGCCGACACAGGATTTTAGGAGGCTGGAACACACAATGGCAAAAACATGGAAAGTAAAAGCGTTGACGGTAACAGGAACAGCAACCGAAAGGGTGGAAAATGGGATTCACATTTACGACCCTGGCAAACAGGAATGGCTGGTGATCAAAGAGTTTGACGACTTTGAAAAAGCCGAAAACTGGATGACGGATTACATCAGGAAAAACCACTTCTACTACGGCGATTTCAAAATCACACGATAAGCTTCCCTGCACGCTCCAAGCAGCCCCTGAATCAAGGGGCTGCGGCTCGTACAGCCGCTGTGTTGCCCTGTCCGGCGTAGTTTTGTTTCCTCCGAGTGGTTTTCCCTTTCTCACAAATGCCCCACACAGGGCGACGTGGAGCTTGCTTTTTTTGTTGGTATCATACACAATTTTCTGCCTTCCTCTTTGTGCAGAATATGCCGAAATTTTCGTTGACTTCTCTTTTGGTTTATGGTAATATACATCATGCCAAGAGGCAAAAGCAACGAAAACTGGAGGAAAAAACAATGTGGACAGAAGGAACAATTCAGGTAGGAACGAGCACTTTTCACTACTGGGTGAAACATTACGAGGAGCCTTCCACTTTTGGATATGAGGAAGGCAGAGCCTCGAAAATCTCCCTGCGGCGGAATGGCAAAACGGTGTTCAATTTCGACCGGGGCATGGATATTCCGCCGGAGGATGAAGAAACTGAAACTGCACTGGCGATCCTGCTGAAACAGTACAACTAATTCATCCAAAACCGAATCCCACAATCCGGAGCCGAAAGGCTCTGGTGGTCGTACACCTGATTTAGGTTCGTGTATGATACACAAGAAATCACAGAAATTTCGGCGTTTTTTCTGTTCATTTAGCCGCTTGCAATCTTTGAATTTGTATGGTAATATGGTTACAATGGGAATGAAATCTCGATTACAAAACTGCCCCTTGAGGGCGTTAAAATAAATGATGCAGACTTGCTTTTGGCAGGTCTTTTTTGTTTGGAGGTGAGAACAATGGCAAGATTTAAACCGGCCCGTTTTATGGCGGAGGATTCCAAGTATAACAAAAAGGCGGCAGACTATGCTGTCTCTTTTATTGAATGCCTCAGCCACACCAAAGGCACATGGGCAGGAAAGAAATTCGAACTGCTGGACTGGCAGGAACAGATTATCCGTGATTTGTTCGGAATCTTGAAACCGAACGGCTATCGGCAATTTAATACAGCATATATTGAAATTCCGAAAAAAATGGCAAGAGTGAGCTTGCAGCTGCCGTCGCTCTGCTATTAACTTGTGGTGACGGAGAACAGCGAGCGGAGGTCTATGGTTGTGCCGCAGACCGACAGCAAGCCTCGATTGTTTTTGACGTTGCCGCAGATATGGTTCGTATGTGTCCGGCTTTGATGAAAAGAGTCCGGATACTTACTGCACAAAAAAGAATTGTATACACACCAACAAACAGCTTTTATCAGGTACTTTCCGCTGAAGCTTATTCCAAACATGGCTTCAACATCCATGGGGTCGTGTTCGATGAACTTCACACGCAGCCGAACCGAAAGCTCTTTGATGTTATGACCAAAGGCTCCGGCGATGCCAGAATGCAGCCTTTGTATTTCCTGATTACCACAGCCGGCACAGACACAAATTCAATCTGCTATGAAGTACACCAAAAGGCGAAAGACATTCTGGAAGGCAGAAAGCATGATCCGACTTTCTATCCGGTTATTTATGGTGCAGATGAATCCGAGGACTGGACTGACCCAAAGGTTTGGAAAAAAGCAAATCCAAGTCTGGATAAGACCATCGGCATGGATAAGGTGGTGGCGGCGTGTAATTCTGCAAAAGAGACTCCCGGCGAGGAAAATGCGTTTCGGCAGCTAAGACTCAATCAATGGGTAAAACAGGCTGTGCGTTGGATGCCGATGGAAAAGTGGGACAAATGCAAGGTTGCTTTTGATGAATCCGAACTCGAAGGAAGAATCTGCTACGGTGGACTTGACCTTTCCTCTACAACGGATATTACAGCTTTTGTTTTGGTATTTCCTCCAACAGATGAAGATGAGCATTATTATGTTTTGCCCTACTTCTGGCTGCCGGAGGAAACTTTGCCCCTTAGAGTAAGACGTGACCACGTTCCATATGATATTTGGGAACGTCAGGGATATCTGAAAACCACTGATCGAAAACTTCATCGATGAACTGGGACAGAAATTTCATATCAAAGAGATTGCATTTGACCGTTGGGGTGCTGTGCAGATGTCACAGAATCTGGAAGGGCTTGGATTTACGATGGTGCAGTTCGGGCAAGGATATAAAGATATGTCACCACCGACTAAGGAATTGATGAAACTGACCTTGGAACAGACGCTTGCCCACAATGGACATCCTGTTTTGAGGTGGATGATGGACAACATCTTCATTCGCCGTGACCCTGCCGGAAACATCAAACCGGACAAAGAAAAATCCACAGAGAAAATTGACGGTGCGGTTGCCATGATTATGGCTCTTGACCGTGCAATTCGCTGTGGATGTGTTTCGGATGAGTCGGTTTATGATACGAGAGAGATGCTGATATTATAATAAGGAGCGTGATTTTATGGGGATTTTCAGCGGACTATTCAAGTCCAGAGATAAGCCGACCAACAGCTATGATTCACCATCCTACACATATTTTTTCGGACGAGCGAACAGCGGAAAACGTGTCACCGACAGAACAGCCTTGCAGCATATTGCGGTTTATGCCTGCGTGAGAGTTTTGTCGGAGGCTATCGCACAGTTGCCGTTACATCTGTACAAATACAACGATAAAGGAAAGGAGCGAGTGCCGCAGCACCCGCTTTACTTTTTGCTCCACGATCAGCCAAATCCGGAAATGACATCTTTCGTATTCCGAGAAACCTTAATGTCCCATCTGCTGATCTACGGCAATGCCTATGCACAAATTATCCGAAACGGCAGAGGTGATGTTTTAGGACTGTATCCCTTGATGCCGGACAAAATGAAAGTTGACCGTGATGAGAAAAAACGCCTGATATATATTTACAGCCGTTATGATGAGGCAAATCCAAATTTGAAAGAACAGGGTGACATCGTTCTTTATGCTGATGAAGTTCTGCATATTCCGGGTTTAGGATTTGACGGACTGGTTGGATATTCGCCGATTGCACTTGCGAAAAATGCAATCGGCATTTCTATTGCCTGCGAGGAATATGGAGCATCGTTTTTCGGAAACGGTGCTTCACCAAGTGGCGTGTTGGAACACCCCGGGGTAATCAAAAATCCGGAACGTGTGCGTGATGCTTGGCAGAGGGCTTACGGTGGCAGAAATGCCCACAAGGTCGCAGTCCTCGAAGAGGGCATGAAATTCACCCCCATTGCAATTCCGAATAATGAAGCACAGTTTTTGGAAACCAGAAAGTTTCAGATTGAGGAGATTGCAAGAATGTACAGAGTGCCGCTTCATATGATCGGCGACCTTGACCATGCCACATTTTCTAATGTGGAACATCTCTCTTTGGATTTCGTGAAATACAGCCTTGACCCATGGATTGTCCGCTGGGAGCAGTCTTTACAGAAAGCACTTCTTTCTGATTCTGAAAAAGGAAAGTATTTCGTGAAGTTCAATGTGGACGGACTTCTGCGTGGCGATTATGCTTCCCGTATGCAAGGCTATGCTACCGCAAGACAAAACGGCTGGATGTCGGCAAATGACATCCGAGAACTTGAAGATATGAATATGCTTTCTGAGGAAGAGGGCGGAAATCTGTACCTCGTAAATGGCAGCTTCACCAAACTTGCTGATGCAGGTGCATTTGCAAATCCAAAAAAGGAGGAGAAAACCGAATGAAGAAATTCTGGAACTTTATCCAAAATGAAGATACATCAGAAACAGAGCTTTTGTTTAATGGCCCTATTTCAGAAGACACCTGGTGGGGCGATGTGCGCTCGGATAGGGTGTAAGTAAATGTGAAATTGGTAACACACAGAATAGGTAATTCTGTAAGCGACCCAACTAACCGAAAGGCGA